GTGCATACATAGGTCTTAGTACACACATTATTTTAAATGTGTCCCACCACATCTTGTATTTTCTATACTTCATTATCATACCTTTCTAGTAGTTCTTTAAACTGTTGATACACTTTCTTTTTGCTACCTTTAAAGTTGTATTGTTCTTTAACAAGAGAATAAGCAGAACGACCTCGACTTCTTGTCATACCTTTTATCTCTAAATTAAGCATTGATAGTAATGCTTTAGCTTTATATTGTGCTATCTTATTTGGTGTGTCTAATACTACAGACATTTTGTTCCTTCCTTTCTATTTAGTATTCTCGTTTGTATAAACAATAATGTATTTGTATATAACTTTGGTTCTCTTGTCAACTCCTTCGCTTGTAGGTCTTTGTATTCACCTATATTAACTATGAGATTAACATTATCTTTATCACTTAGTAGCATTGTGTTCACCTATTTCCTTTCTGGCTATGCACTGCATAGCTATTAAATTATAATGGCATATGTAATTCTGTACCATCATCTTGGATTTCTATTCTAGCACAGGTATAGCGAGGTATACGAGGTTCACCACCATTAGAAGTAGTAGCAGTAATCATGTTCTCAAATTCTACCATACTATTACGAGTACCTAATTCTTTTTTCATCTGCTTAGTACCAGAATAAAAACCTGTTTTAGTTTTTGTTTTTATACCAGAGTTTTCACTTATTGTAAACATCTTTTTCCTTTCTGCTATGCACTGCATAGCTAATTTATATGCACTCTCTTGACCCTCTTTATACTACCATATGTAGTAGTAGATGTCAAGGTAGCCACAATCTATAGACTAAATCGTGTTCACCTATGTCGTATTCACCCATGTTTGTGTTCACCTATGTCGTGTTCACCTATGTTTCCAAAATAAAAATAAAAATAATTATATAATTAAAATTTATAGCTATGCACTGCATAGCCAGACATAAAAAAAGCCTAGCTGTTGCGATTATGCAACACCTAAGCTCTTAATATATATACTAGCTTTCTAATTATTTAGGCTGTTTTTTGGTTGTCTTGGTCTAATTTATCAAGTTCTGCTTGAGTTTGGCTATAGCCTGAAAGTTCTGCTTTAGAATTGACCCAAATAATAAACTCTTGCGCTTGGTCTTGGTCTTGGTCATCTAGTTTTTCATATCCTGCTTGTAATATTTGCAATGCTGTTTTTGATTTAACTCCTGCAAATTTTAGAAGCTTACCTTGTGATGCAATTTTATTATCTATAAATATTTTAGATATATCAGTTACATTTTTAGTATCCTTTACTATCTTTTGCACTTTATTAGATGCAAATATAATAGCATATCTATCAATTTTACCTTTAGCTGGTTTAGTTGTATTAGTCTTGTCTTTACTAATATAGCCACCTTGCATAAAATCGTTAATCACTTCTTTTTTAACATCACTATTAACAGTAGAACCATTAAATTTTGTATCTTTATATTTTAATACATAATCCAAAATGATTTTATAATTAATAGCAGTAGCTTTTTGCTTATCTAATTTTGCCACTGCTTCAGTAGTTTTTAAGTATTTAATCTTATCTAATGTATTCATAATATTTATTCCCTTTTTTAAGTTAATTAATAATTGGCTATGCAGTGCATAGCAAAGAAACATTAGAAAGCTAGTATATAATTGAGGGGTATACCTTTAGCCTTGCCCTCTAAAGCTGGTAAATCTAAGTCGCTGGGGCTAGGTTTGGAAGCTAGCACTAGGCATATAACCAATTATGAATATATATTAAAATAAGAAAGATTATATCTATAGTAGCTATAGGATATTCCTATAATAGAAGATAGGTTTAATATATAATGAGATAGGTTTAATGGTTCAGAAACTAGGCTAGAATTGAGTTTAATAGTCTAGCGTATGAATGCCTATTAAGTAGCCTCAAGGCTATCCTATAGCGACATTATGAGCCATAGCTTGTAATCCTTAGTGAGTACCACTTTAAAGACAAAGCCACCTATAAATATACAGTCTTTATAGTTTTTGCATAGCTACCCATGTTTTTTATAGCTATCTACAATTTGCATAGCTAGTTATGCATAAAGGTAACCCTTAAATCTCCCAGAATATGCCTATCTTAAAAATATGACACCCCCACCCAAAAAATCTACGCCCCCACGTTTATTATATATATAGGTGTGCCATATATGTAACAAAAATACCAGGTTCATTATAGGAATAACAAAATAATTAAGAAAAGACTTGACAATTAAGTGGGGAGTATGTATAATTATATATAATATATATAAACATAAGTACTTAATACTTAGTACATTTGTTTTTTCTTTTGTTTTTCTTATTAAAACATATAATAACATACAACAATATACTTTAAGGATATAATATCATAGAAACTATAGAGACTATAGAGACTATCTTACCCATAGAGGGCTTGTTAAACACAGATCTTTTGTTAAAACATAAGATACAACAAGAATCTAAAGGCGATTTTCTTAGTTTTGTTAAACAAATGGCTCCAACCATTGTTTCAGACTTTAAGATGGGTAAACATATAGAGGTAATATCAGATAAACTAAGACAATTAGAGTCTGGAGAGATAAAAAGACTTATGGTATTCCTACCACCCAGGTCATCTAAGTCTGTTATCTGCTCTAAATTGTTTCCTGCATGGTATATAGGAAGGAATCCAGAACATGAGATACTTACTGTTTCCCATTCAGACCAGTTATCAAGTGATTTTGGTCGTAGTGTCAGGGATATTGTCAATACTGAAGACTTTCAGAATGTCTTCAAGGGAGTGTCCTTACGATCAGATGTACGAGCTGCAGGAAAGTGGAAGACTAACAAAGGAGGACAGTACTATGCTGCTGGAGTTAGATCACAGATTGCAGGAAGAGGAGCACATATCGCAATTCTTGATGATGTCATGTCAGAAGAAGACTCCTACTCTGAAGCAGGTAGAAGATATGTTAAGGAATGGTACCCAGCAGGACTAAGAACACGTATCATGCCTAATGGTTCTATACTAATTATTAATACAAGGTATCATTATGATGATTTATGTGGGTGGTTACTAAAACAAGAAGACAATGCAGGGGATTATAATGTTATTCCCTGGGATGTTGTACGTATTCCTGCATGGTTAGATGAACCTGCAGCTAAATTATTAGATCTTCCAGTAGGATCTAGTTATTTTCCTGAATGGAAACCAGAAGAAGTATTACGTATAGATGAACACGAGATTAAAGCATCAAATGGTGCACGATACTGGAATGCTCTTTATATGCAGGACCCAACACCAGATGAAGGTGGACTTATAAAGAAAAAGTGGATTAAATGGTGGGATCAAGCTGAACCACCTCCCTGTGATTTTATAATACAAACCTATGATACAGCATTCTCTACAAAAACTACAGCAGATTATAGTGTTATTCAAACATGGGGTATATTCTCTATGTATGATCAGAATGAAGAAGGATATGAAAGTTATCAAGGTAATCTTATTCTTCTAGGAAACATTAAAGGTAGATTTGAATATCCAGAACTAAGACGTATGACACAAATGTTATATCAAGAACATAGACCTGATGTATGTATGGTAGAAAAAAAAGCATCAGGACAATCATTGATACAAGATATGCGTAGAGCTGGTATACCTGTACTAGAATATCTACCTGATAGAGATAAGGTAAGTAGAGTCTATGCATCTACACCTATGATGGAGTCTGGTAAAGTCTGGCTACCTAGAAACAAGAAGTGGTCAGAAGATTTATTAGAAGAGATGTTACGTTTTCCAAATGCTGCACATGATGACCAAGTGGATGCAATGACAATGGCAATACACTACATGAAAGAGTCTTGGCATCTACAACATCCTGAAGATCCTGAGTGGGATGATGAGCCTAGAGAAAAAAAACTTGCGTACTGGAGAGTTTAGTGTTATAATAGTGTATGTCTAACATATGTTATTAGAGAGAGAAATAAAAATATGGCAACAGAAAAAAATCCATTCGAACAAATCCCAGAAGAAATTTCTAATATAATAGAAATGCCACAACCTACAGAAGAAGGAGAAGGTCCTGCTTTCTATCCTGAAGATGATGGTGGTATGATTGTAGATTTTACAGAAACAACTATAGAAATGGAAGCTGAAGAATCCATACAAGAATGGTATGGAGATATTACAGATAAATTAGAAGATGAGGAACAAGAAGAAGTAGCAGCAAATGTAGTAAATAGTTATACATCAGATAAAGAGTCTCGTGGTGAATGGGAAGCAATGTTTGAAAAAGGATTTGATTTACTAGGTTTAAAGATACAAGAAGCATCAGAACCATTTGAAGGTGCATGTACAGCAGTCCATCCAATGTTAATAGAATCTGCTGTTAAGTTTCAATCAAAAGCAATACAAGAATTGTTTCCACCTGCAGGTCCAGTAAAAACACAGATAGTAGGAAAGTCTACTCCTGAAAGAGAAGACCAAGCTAATCGTGTTCAAGACTTTATGAATTATCAAACAACAGATCAGATGCCTGAATACTTTGATGAGATGGAAAGAATGTTATTCCATTTACCATTAATAGGATCAGCCTTTAAGAAAGTATATTATGATGCTAATCTTAAAAGACCAGTATCTGAGTTTGTTCCTATTGATCAATTCTATGTTTCTTACTATGCATCTAATCTACGTAAAGCAGATAGATACACACATGTAATATATAGAAGTCCTGTTGATCTTGCTAAAGATATACGTACAGGTATCTATAGAGATATAGAATTACCAGAAGCAACTAATCCAGAACCTACATCTTTTTCTTCTAAGATGGATACTATTATTGGTTTGTCTCCTACAGGAACAAATGATCCACAGTATACATTACTAGAACAACATTGTTATTTAGAAATAGAAGAAGATTATGCTCTTCCTTATATTGTTACAGTAGAAGAGCAATCACAACAAATTTTAAGTATTCGTAGAAACTATAAGAAGGATGATAAGAATCAAGAGAAAGTGTCACACTTTGTACACTACAGATTCGTACCAGGCTTTAGTTTCTATGGATTTGGTCTCATGCACTTCTTAGGAAACTTAACTATGACTGCAACAGCAGCCATGAGAAGTCTAGTGGATGCAGGTCAATTCGCAAACTTACCAGGAGGATTCAAAGCAAAGGGTGTAAGAATTGTTGGTGACAACGATCCTATAGCACCAGGTGAGTTTAAAGAAGTTGAAGCAACAGGGCAAGATCTTAATAAGGCAATAATCTCTCTCCCCTATAAAGAACCTTCCCAGACATTGTTTAACATGCTTGGCTTCATTACTCAAGCAGGTCAAAAGTTTGCTGACAGTACAGAACAAATTGTTTCTGATGCAGCATCCTATGGACCTGTGGGTACAACAATGGCATTACTAGAAGCATCAAGTAAGTTCTTCTCTGCTATTCACAAGAGATTACACAAATCTCAAAGAGATGAATTTAAAATACTTGCACAGATAAACTATGATTATCTTCCTTCAGAGTATCCATATGAAGTACCTTTTGCTGATAAGAATGTTCTTAAACAAGACTTTGATGGTAGGATAGATGTTCTTCCAGTATCTGATCCTAACATTCCATCAAATGCACATAGGATGATGATTTCACAGATGGCATTACAAATGGCACAACAATCACCTCCTGGTATGTTTAACCTTGAAGCATTAAATAGAACTATATTAAGTGCTGCTAATCTGCCTAACTTAGAACAAATACTACCACCTAAAAGAGAACCACAACAATTAGATCCTGTATCTGATATAATGGCTGCAACTAAAGGTATCCCTATTGCAGCATTTCCAGGACAGAATCATGATGCTCATATACAAACAAAGATGATGTACTTGCAAGATCCACAGAATGGTGCTAATCCTATAATGGCTAGATTAAAACCAATTCTTGAATCTAATATACAAGAACATTCTGTATTAAAATATCAAGAACAAATGAATGGAATGACAAGAGCTGTAATGGAACAACTACCACCAGAGCAAGCACAGAATCCTCAAGTTGCTGAAATGGCTATGGCTAGTGCAGCACAACAAGTATTAAATGCAAATCAAATGGGTCAAGCACAATCACCTGAACAACAAATGGTTGCATTAGAAACAGCAAAGGTAGAACTAGAGAAACAAAAACTTCAACAGACTGCTGCTAAGAATACTGCAGAGTCTGCAATAGATTCACAGAAGTTAGAATTAGAAGAAGCTAAACTATTAATGGAAGCAAGTAAATCTGGTCAGTCTGCTATTCTGAAAAAAGAAAAAGGAGATCTTGATAGATCAAGTAAAGAAACATTAAAAGCTTTAGATATAATGGCTAAAGCAGCTTTAGCAGATCAAAGAGCTGATATTGATATGGAAAAAATTCGTGTGAGTGCTTTAGAAAAAGTATCTCAAATGGAAGAACTGGATGACAGACAAAGAAGTTTTAAACTTATTGATGTTATGTCAGATTTACTTAAAGAAGAAGTTCGAATTGAAGAACAAGAAACAATGAAAGGAGATGATCAAGATGCCAATAGGGAATAAAGCATATCCTGTTAAAAAAGGTGTTACTAATGGTTATCCTGAACATGTGAAAAATGGTGATGGTGGCATGTATGGCGACTTCACTAAAAGATCAGATGATGATGGAGCTGTAGGTATGACCCCACAACAAGGTGTGTTAAATCAATATGATCCATTTAGCTGGAAATATCCAGCACCAACTAAAGGGAGAAGATAACATGTGGAAATCACCAGTCGTAAAAGAAGTATCTGTAGGACTAGAGATTAACTGCTATGCATGTGCAGAGATTTAATTTCTGAGTATGGATATATGGGATGAGGTCGTTAAAGAATATGATAACGAACTCACTAAACTAAGACTATCTGTCTCTGGTGGGCAAGCAGAAGACTTTGCTCACTATAGGCAGCTCGTAGGACTTATTCAAGGAATTGAGTGGTCTCGTAATAATTTAAAAAGCATAATAAAGAAACGTATGTATGATGAAGAGGATGATTAATGCAACAGGCACATTTAGGTAAAACTATAAAGAACGACATGTGGATAACAGATGAAGAATATTCAGATACTCCAGATGTCCTTCCTGAACTTCCAGGTTTTCATGTACTCGTAAGACCTGTCTCAGTAAAAGAAAAAACTAAAGGTGGTATATTAATACCAAACTCAACAAAAGAAGATATGTCTTATTTAACAACTGTAGGAAAAGTTATTAAAATAGGTAATCTTGCTTATAATGATACAGATAAATTTCCTAAAGGACCTTGGTGTAAAGAAGGAGATTATATTTGTTACGCAAAACATGCTGGTCAAAAGATACAATATAAAGAAATTAAAATGATTTTATTGTATGATGATCAAGTAATAATGAAAGTGGAAGATCCTAAATATTTAGATCCTACATTTAATTTAAGTCACTAAGTTGCACTATAAATTTTTATAGTGTATAATAATAGTATATACAACGTAAGTCGTATGTCTCGTAAACAACGAAGGATTAACAATGGACAATGAAGAGTGGAATGAAGTTGATACTAAAGCTTCAGAAGAAGAAAAGAATAAAGTAGAATATGAAGTAGAAGGAGAAGTAGAAAAAGAAGAAAAAGCTATTCCTCTAGTACAAGCTGAAAAAGAAAAAGAAGAACCTAAAGTAGATGCACCACCAGAGCTTGAAGGTGTAGAAACAAAAGGAGCACAAAAAAGAATAAGGCAATTAGTTAAGCAACGTAAAGAAAGAGATGAACAACTAGCTCAACTAATTCAACAAAATGAACAACTTAATAATAGATTAAATACTTCAGAACATCAATTTAATACTGTTAATAAATTAAGTTTAGATGCAAGTGAAAAACAAATAACAGATAAGTTAGAACTTGCACGTAATGTTTATAAGACTGCTCACGAAGAAGGTGATTCAACTAAAATATTACAAGCTCAAGAATTTTTGAACGAAGCACAAAATGATTTAAAATCTTTAAGTGCAACTAAACAACAATTTGAACAACAACCTGTACGACAACAACAACCTGTACAGCAACCACAATATCAGCCACCTATGCCTACTCCAGATCCAAAGGCAGAAGAATGGGCAGCTAGTAATGATTGGTTTGGTCAAGATCAAATTATGACTGTTTCAGCTTTAGCTATAGATGGACAGTTAAAAGAAGAAGGATTTAGTCCTACAGATTCAGAATATTATACTGAAATAGATCGTAGGTTAAAAGAAACATTTCCTCATAAGTTTGTAACTCAAGAAGCTGCAACAGGAGGAGAAGTTCGTAGGCAGGAAACAACGTCAACCCCTGCTCAAGTGGTAGCTGGTGCATCACGTAGCTCACCAGGTTCTAGTAAAAAAGTCAAGCTGTCAAAAGAAGATATTAGACTAGCTGGCAAATGGAATATACCCCTTGAACAGTATGCTCAAGAAAAACTAAAGGCTGATAAAGCTGAAGGTGAGTATACAACAATTAATATGCAACGTGGAGGAAAGAAATAATGACACGAATTAATAGTACACGTACTACTGATTTAAGAGAAAATAACGCTAGAGAAGAAGTTGAATATACATTTGAAGAACAAGATGCTCTTCATATTCCTAATGCAGTTTTAAATCGTTTCGCCAGCGAACGCATGACACTTGGATGGTTAAGAATGACCCTTAAAGGTGGAGATGACGTAAAACATTTAGGCAAGAAACTGCAAGAAGGATGGATATTCGTTGATCTAGCTGAAGTTCCTGAAATGAGTGCAACATCTGTCGTGAGAGATGAAGGTAGATACGCAGGGGTCGTCTGTCGTGGAGACGTAGGATTAGCAAAAATCCCAACTGGTAAATACGAAGCTAGAAGTAAGTTTTATAGAGATAAAAGTAAAGCCATGAATGAAGCTATTGAAGCTCAACTTATGGGTAATAATAATTCTCGTATGCCTATTTCTAATAACAGTAAATCAAAAGTAGTAACAGGAAGACAACCTAACTTTCAGGATTAATCCTTTTATTGCTTATTATTAATTAACAAAGGAGAAAGAAAATGGCTTCAGTCAATAGTCCAAGAGGACTCGTATTGGCACGAAAAAATGGTCAAGGTTCTAACTCTACTGGTGTTACTATGATTCCTGTTGGGGATAACATAAGCCCAATAGTTCCTTCAGCAGCATTGCCTACAAGTATGTTTACAGGTGATCCTATTGCAATTTATGGTGCAGGTACAATTATACCTACAGGTGCAAATCCAACTATAAAATCTGCAGGGGTTTTCCAAGGATGTAGTTACGTTGATGGCAATGGCAATCAAATATTCAGTAAAGTGTGGACAGGAGGAGCAACTGCAACAGACATTCAATTACATGTTTGTACAGATCCAGCTCAAACATATTTCATACAGGCAGACGCTCCTGTAACAGCAGCAAATGGTTTTGGTGCTGGTATATTTAATGGAGTATGGACTGCAGGTGCAGGTTCAACAAGAACAGGTAATAGTGGCTACGAGTTAGACGCATCTGGTCCTGTATTAACAGAACTAGCAGGTCTTAGAGTAATACGTAGAGCACCATGGGATACAGCTACAAGTTCATCAGCAGGTGAAACTGATAACTTCCCTTGGTATGAAGTACGTATCAACAATCATGTTGACAATTATACAACAGCTACTGTTTCAACAGCATAGCAAGAAAGGAATAATTAAATGGCTATTAATAGAGCAAGTATTGCCAAAGAGCTACTTCCTGGACTGAATGCAGTTTTTGGAATAGAATATGGCAGCGTAGACGAAGAACATAAACCATTATACGAAATAGAAAACTCAGACAGAGCATTTGAAGAAGAAGTACTCTTCACAGGCTTTGGTGCTGCACCTGTTAAAGGTGAGGGTGCTGCTGTAGTTTATGATGATGCATCAGAAAGTTATACTTCAAGGTATACTAATGAAACTGTAGCATTAGCATTTGCAGTAACTGAAGAAGCTATGGAAGATAATTTATATGATACTTTTGCAAAACTAAGAGCAAAAGGATTAGCAAGAGCTATGGGAAGTACAAAACAGCAAAAAGCTGCTGACTTGTATAACAATGGCTTTGCAACCAATCAAGGTGATGGTGTGCCAATGTTTAGTGCAGCCCATCCAGTTGTAGGTTCAGGTACACAAACTAATCTTTCTACACCAGCAGCAATATCAGAAGCAGGTATTGAAGCAGCAATCATTCAGATACAAAAAATTACTGATGATCGTGGAATATTAATTGGTGCATCTGGTGTTTCATTACACGTTCCTACAGATCTATTGTTTACAGCAGATCAACTATTAAATACTCCTGGTGCTACAACTTTATCAGCAGGTAATTTTAATTTAAATGATATCAATGCTGTTAGACATTTAGGTGTACTACCTGATGGATTCTATGTAAACAGACGTTTTACTGATATCAACGCTTGGTTCATTAAAACAGACGTACCTAATGGTACTAAAATGTTTAATAGAACTCCACTACAAACAAAAATGGAACCAGATTTCGATACTGGCAACTTACGCTTTAAAGCAAGAGAAAGATATTCTTTTGGTATATCTGATTGGCGTAGTTGGTTTGGTAACGCTGGAGCCTAATTACTAAATATATTGAGGAGAGTAGAAATATTCTCCTCTTTATATCATAAGGAAAATAAATGGCAAATAATTATACAAGTAAATTTTTTGGTGGAGCAACAAATGGTGTTATTGTAACAACTTCTGATATAACAAGAGTTACAGCAATACATGCAGCAGCAGTTACAGCAACAGGAACTTTTGCTCTTTCTGATTCTACTGGAGATAAAATAAAATTTCAAGTTCCTGCAAGTGGAACAGCAGATATTTATATAGGAGATATGGGTGTTAGATTTGATGGAACTGTTTCAGTTTCTGCACCTTCAGATGGAAGCTCAGTAACTTTAATATTAGGATAACTAAATGCCTAACTATTCTTATTTAAAAGATGACATTGTAAATACAATAGAAAATGATTCAAATGAGTTTGCTACGCAAATTCCTTTCTTTGTACAAAAAGCTGAAGATCGTATAATAAAAGAATTAGATGATGTAGCTTTAGATACATATTCTTCTGTTACTTTTACAGCAAACAATCCAGTAGTAAGTTTACCTGATGGTGCATTAGTTGTACGTAATGTAAACTTTACAACAAGTGCAACTGTGTTTGGTGAACCAAATGGTATTATACCTTTGCTACAAAGAACATATGAATATGCAATAGACTATTGGAATAAACCTACATCTGTAGGAACTCCACGATATTATGCACGTAAAACAAATACACAAATTTATGTAGTACCTACACCTACTTCTACATTAGCAGGTGAAATACAATATACAAAACAACCATTAGCTTTATCAAGTGCTACAGGTACAAGTGCTACTACTTCAAATTACTTTAGTGAAAATTGTTATAATGCTTTATTTAATGCATGTATGATTGAAGCTAATTATTTTATAAAAGATTTTCAAGTTGTTCAATCATGGGAAGCTAAGTATAAAAATTCAATAGATGGTTTACGTAATCAAGCAAGACGTACTAGAAGAGATGATATGGAAACACCAGCAAGTCCTGCAGGTGGTCCTACTCCAGTTATACAAGGTGCTAATTAGTGGCAACAAATAGATCTAAAATAAAACAACAAGTTAAAGGTAAACTTGGTAGTGGAAAAAGATTTAAAGAATTAGTAAAGAAAACAGGATCTAAAGCATTAGCTGCTTATATAGGTCGTAAAAAACATGGTAAAAAGAAATTTCAAAAACTAGCAACTAAAGGAAAAAAAAGGAGAAATAAAGATGGATAGAGAATTTATAGGTGGAACTCAAGGTAGGTTTCCATCTAGTTTAAAAACTAGAGATTCTAGTGTAACAAGTGGCAAACCTACAGGACAAGGATTTGGTGCAGCTAGAAAAGGACCTGCAGTTAAAGGACCTATTGAAGCTGTATCTGATGCAGACTATCCTCAAGGGGAATCATTCACAATAGGTGGTGTTAAAACATCTCCTGTATTTGGAGTTAAATAAAATGCATAGTAAAAAAATGATGAATAAACCTATGGGTGGAATAACAATTAAAATTCAAAAAAGACCTATGGGTGGTAAAGTATATAAAAATACTGTAAAAAGACCTATGGGTGGTAAAGTTTACAAAGTAGATAATGAAGGACAAATGTTAGTTAATAAAATGTATGGAGGTAAAATTAAAAATGCATATTAAATTAAAAGGATTAATATCTCGTTTTAAAGAACCATCATCTTATTCTGCTATTGCAGCAGTATTAGCTATGTGTGGTGTTATAATACCAAGTGATCTATGGCAAAGTATTGTTATGATTGGTTGTGGTATTTCAGGTGCTGCAGGATTTTTTATTAAAGAAAAGAAATAAAACTAATGGCTACACGTAAAAAAAGTAATATGAAAGGCATGACTATAGGAGGTGGTCAGAAGAGACCTACCAAATCTGGTGCTGGACTTACTGCAGCAGGTGTAGCTAAATATCGTAGACAAAATCCTGGAAGTAAATTAAAAACTGCTGTAACAGGTAAAGTAAAAAAAGGTAGTAAAGACGCTAAAAGGAGAAAGAGTTACTGTGCAAGATCTGCAGGACAAATGAAGAAGTTTCCTAAAGCAGCTAAGAATCCTAACTCAAGATTAAGACAAGCAAGAAAGAGATGGAAATGTTAAAAAAACCTACTAATCCAGGACTAAAAAAATTACCAACTAAAGTTAGAAATAACATGGGCTATGCTAAAGATGGTGGTAAAGTAAAAAGTAAGTTAAAAGAAATAACTGCTGCTTTAAATAAAGCATCAAAAATGCATTCAGCTCAAGCTAAAGTTTTAGCTAGTATAAGAAAAAAAATGAAATAATGGCAAAGCTTTGTCCAAAAGGTAAAGCTGCAGCTAAAAGAAAGTTTGATGTATATCCATCAGCTTATGCTAATATGTATGCATCAGCAGTATGTAGTGGTAAAATAAAACCAGGTGGTAAAAAGAAAACAGTTAAGAAAGCTAAAGGTGGTGGATTACGTGAATGGGTAAAAGAAAGATGGGTAGATATAGGAGCACCTAAAAAAGATGGTAAGTATCAACCTTGTGGTAGAAAATCTACTAAAAGTTCTAAACGTAAATATCCAAAGTGTGTTCCAATAGCTAAAGCAAATAAGATGTCTACTTCTCAAAAAACATCTGCAGTAAAAAGAAAAAGATCTAAAGCTCAAGGTGTAGGTGGTAAACCAACAAATGTAAAAACATTTGCTGCTAAGAGTGGTGGTTCACTTCTTGTAGCATCTTGTTATAATTAAGGATTAAAGATATGGCAACAAAATCAGTAAGCTCACCTAAAGGTTTTCATTGGATGAAAAAAGGTAAAGAGTTTAAGTTAATGAAAAATCCTTCTGCTGGTTATAAACCACATAAAGGAGCAACATTAAAAGCTGCTTTTACAATACAAAAAGTTCATAAAGGGTAGACTGAAATGGCAACATCAGGTACATATAATTTTAATTTAGATATAGACGAAGTCATTCAAGAAGCTACTGAAATGATTGGTGGAGAAGAAACACTAGGTCATACACCTGCTTCTGCTAGACGTTCTATTAACTTAATGTTAAATGAATGGCAGAACAAAGGAGTACTATTATGGTCTATATTAACTACTGCTGTAACTGCAACTTCAGTTGAGACTTCTTTATCTGATGAAATTTTAGATACATTAGCTGTAACATATGCAGTTAGTGCAGCATCAACTGACTTAGCTTTAGAAAGAATATCAAGAGAAGAGTATCATAACTTACCTAATAAAACAACTACAGGTAGACCTACACAATATGCAATTACTAGAGGAGTAAATAATATAGCTTTATTTTTATATCCTACTCCAAATATTACTACTGGTATTTTAAATATAGAATGTTTTAAACAATTAGAAGATGTTACTAAATCTGCAGGACAAAATGCACAAGTACCTAAAAGATTCTTACCAGCTTTAACATGTGGTTTATCTTATCATTTAGCTATGAAAAGACCTGGTATTCCTATGGATAGAATACAAATGTTAAAAGCAAACTATGACGAAAAGTTAGCTTTTGCTATGGAAGAAGATAGAGAAAGAGCAAGCATGTTTATTAAACCTAAGTTAGGATATATCTAGTGGCAACTAATCGTAATGCAATGGCTATGTGTGATCAATGTAGTTTTGTATATCCACATAGAGTAATGCAATTAAACAGTTATGATATGTTAATTTGCCAAACATGTTTTGATGGTGCATTTGATTTAAAAAACCATCCACAAAATAAAGCACCAGACGTAAGAGATAATCCAACAATTCAAAACCCAAGACCTGATACAGGTGGTAGAAACTTAGAATGGCAACAAGCAAGTTTTGATTGGGATGATTCCACAATAAGATTTTGGAGTAACGCATGAGTACATTAACAAGCAAACAAATATCAGAAACATATAAACAGTTATTAAAAGTAAATGTAAGTGCAGATACTAATACTGGTATTACAAATGATTTTCAACAAATACAATCAGGTGATGGTACTAACGCTGCATTACAAATATCTACTTCTGCAGTTAAAGCTACAGGAACTTTTGGTGTAGATGGTAATGCATCTGTTGGAGGTGATTTACAAATTAGTAATAAAGTTTGTGCTTCTGCATATTATGGTGATGGATCTAATATAACAGGTATAACATTTTCTGGAGATGTTTCAGTATCTAGTTTAATAGTTACAGGTAATGCTACGATAGGTGGTACTGTTACTATTGGTGGTAACATAATGGTATCTGGTGGAGAGATACAAGTTAAAAATGGTGGTGCACAATCTAATATAAAACTATATTGTGAATCTGGTAATGCACATTATGCAGCTTTACAAGCTCCTCCACATTCTTCTTTTAGTGGTAATATAACAATAACATTGCCAGTAAGTACTGCTACATTAGTAGGTACATCTACTACTGATACATTAACAAATAAAACATTTGGTGATAAAGTAACTTTTGATGATGATATATCTGTTAGTGGTAATTCAAATTTTGGTGGAACTGTAACAGTTGCAGGAGCTGCACATTTACAAAGTACATTAAGTGTTAATGGTGCAGCAACTTTTAATTCTACAGCTACAATAGCAGGAGCAGCAGTTTTAAAAGGAGCAACAAGTTTAGGAAGTACACTTAAAGTTGCTGGTATAGCAACCTTTTCAGAAAGAGTTTGTGCTTCAGCTTTCTATGGTGATGGTACTAATATTACAGGTATTCCAATTTCAGGTAATATATCTGTAGCAAATGCTATAGTAGGTGGAACATTAAGAGTATCAGGTGCTACAAGTTTAGAAGATGCTGTAGTAATGAAAAGTACAGTTACAGTTATAGGAGCTGCACATTTACAAGGAGCAACAAGTTTAGGAAGTACACTTAAAGTATTAGGTGCAACAACTATAACAGGTAATACAGGTTTCTTAGGAACAGTTAGAGTATCTGGAGCTACATCTATTGAAGGAGCAGCAGTACTTAAAAGCACTCTTACAGTTGTAGGAGCTACACATTTACAAAGTACTTTATCAGTAGCAGGTAATGGAACCTTTGCTGAAAAAGTATGTGCTTCAGCTTTCTTTGGAGATGGTGCAAACTTAACAAATGTACCTGCAGTTATAACAGGAAACATATCTGTTAATAATGCAACAATAGGTGGTAATTTATATGTAGGTGGTACAACAACAATAGTAGGAGCTACGCATTTACAAAGTACAGCTTCTATTAATTCTACTTTAAAAGTAGGTGGTACTACTACTATAACAGGTAACTCAGGTTTTTTAGGAACTGTAAGAGTTAGTGGTGCTACAACAATAGGTGGTACATTAGCTGTTGCAGGTAATACATCTCTTGGAGGAACAGTTACTATAACAGGAAATGTTATGGTATCTAGTGGTTTAATTGCTGTTAAGAATGGTGGATCACAATCAGAAGTTAGACTATACTGTGAATCAGGTAATGCTCATTATGCTGCTCTTCAAGCACCAGCTCATTCTGCATTTTCAGGAAATATAACTTTAACATTACCTGCAGTAACAGATACAATAGCAGGTATTGCAGCAACACAAACATTTACTAATAAAACATTTGGTGATAAAGTAGAATTTGATAATGATGTTTGTATATCAGGTAATGCATTTATAGGAGGTACAGCTACTATAGCAGGTAATACTTCTGTAGGAGGAACATTAACAGTAGGTGGTAAAGCAGAGTTTGATAGTGATGTATGTATAAGTGGAAACTCACAATTAGTAGGAACATTAAAAGTAACAGGTGCAACAACTGTTACAGGTAATACAGGTTTCTTAGGAACAGTTAGAGTTTCAGGTCCTACATCTTTAGAAGGTGCTTTAGTAGTTGGTGGTAAGGCTGAATTAAATGGAGATGTATGTGTATCAGGTAACTCTCAATTAGTAGGTACACTTAAAGTTACAGGTGCTACAACTATTACAGGTGCAACAGGTGTACTTGGAAGTATGAGAGTATCAGGTGCTACAAGTTTAGAAGGTACTTTAAAGGTCGTAGGAGGAGCAGCAGCAGCTGTTTGTGCTACAGCCATTAATGGAGTAACCTCTGTAGCTTTAAACTTTGCTACAGCACAGAATTTTACAACAACAGTTACTGCAGCTCATACATTAGCTAAACCAACTAATTGTGTTACAGGACAAACAGGAAGTATTCTCTTGACACAGAGTGGAGGAAGTGGTACAATGGCTTATAACGCAGACTTCAAGTTTATAGGTGGTACAGATCCAACCTTATCAACAGATAATGGTGCTGTAGACAGATTAGATTACATAATAGTTTCTGCTTCAAGTGATGGAGTAGGTGGAGATATTCAAATGATAATTTCACAGGCATATGCATAATGGGTGTATTTCAAAATAATTTAATGGGAGCAGCTGCAGCAGCAGCATCTGGTGGTGGAGGTACTACTATATATGACCATCAAATTGCAAAGAGTGCTAGATTTCAATTAGCTAATAGTTCTTATATGTATAGAACACCAAGTAGTGCTGGCAACAGAAGAACATGGACTTATAGTACTTGGGTAAAAAGAACAAAATATAATATTAATAATAGTTTCTTTGGTGCTACAAGAAGTGGCTACGAAAATGTTTTTAGATTTGAAGATACTTCTGGTGTTGATAGAATAAATTTATTTGGATTTACTGGTGCTAGTTTAGATTTTAATGTTAAAACTACTGCTTCTTATCGTGATTCTTCAGCATGGTATCATATAGTAATAGCAATGGATACAACGCAAGGGACATCAAGTAATAGACTGAAACTTTATGTTAATGGAGAACAACAAACAGATTTAGCATCTAGTAGTTATCCAAGTGAAAACTATGATACTAATGTTAATGATACAAGTACTCAAACTCAAGTAGGATATGGTTCATATGGAGGACAATACTTTGATGGTTATATAGCAGAAAGTGTTTTAATAGATGGAACACAATATGCAGCTTCTGATTTTGGAGAAACGAAAAATGGTGTGTGGGTTCCTAAAGACCCAAGTGGTTTAACATTTGGTACAAATGGTTTTTATTTAAATTATGCTTCTAGTAGTGATTTAGGTAATGATGTATCAGGAAATAATAATGA